CTGGAGCAAATGAAAGAGCTCCTAGACACGAACAAAGCTCTTCAGGACGGGGTGAAGGGACTGCAGCAGGTATCGAACGACACGACGCGCACGATTATCGATAACAGTCAAAAGATAAACGATAACGAAAACAATCTCGCGGCGGACTACACCCAAATTCAGCTCAAGAAACTGCAAGCCGTCGTGAACTTTGCAGAGGCGGGGATTAACCTCGTAGCGGCTCTGCAAGACGGGCAGGACAAGGACAACGAGAAGCGGGCAAAAAGGAACTTCAAGCTCTCGAAAAGTATCGCGATTGCGAACGCGATTATCAATACAGCAGAAGGTATCACCACGGCCCTCACGGATAAGACCACACCTTCTACTATCATGCGGATCATTCAGACCGCTACGGTAGCCGCGACGGGTGCAGCTCAAATCGCAACTATCGCCAAATCTCAATTCGAGAGCCCGGGCCCTCCTCCTCCTCCTCCTCCGGGTGGGGGTGGTGGTGGTTCAACTGCGGGACCTCCACAGCTCGACCTCTCGTTCATGCAAGGTTCTCAAACGTCCGGCTTCCGTTCGTACGTCCTTGCTTCGGACGTGAATAATTCAATGCAGGCAAACCAAAAACTCCGGGACCAAGCGTCCCTCGTAGGCTAATGGAAATCTTTGAACTTGTAATCGACGAGGAAGCCGATACCTACGGCATCCAAGCAATCTCGCTGGTAGAAGAGCCAGCGATTGAGACGGACTGGGTCGCTCTCTCGGCTCAGTATCACTTCCAGACGGTAGACGCAGACCGCCGCATCCTCCTCGGGCCGGCCCTCATCCCTGACAAGCCGATTTACCGCAAAAGGGGAGACGAGGAGTTCCACATCTACTTCTCGAAAGAGACGGTCAGGAAAGCGATGGAGCTCTACTTCAAGGCAGGTAACCAGAGCCGCGCGACCCTCGAGCACGAGGTTCCCGTAAATGGAACTACCGTCATTGAATCGTGGATCGTGGAAGGGGAGCAAGACAAGTCTCGGATGTACGGCTTGAACGTTCCCGTAGGTACGTGGATGGTTTCGATGAAGGTCGACTCGGAAGCAATCTGGAACGAGTGGGTCAAAGAAGGAAAGGTAAAGGGCTTCAGTATCGAAGGGTTCTTCACTCGGAAGGTGGACCTCTCGGCTATCCCCGAGCTCTCTGCGGAGACCTTTGTAGACGAGCTGGAGGCCATTATTTCTGAAGCCGTGTCAAAAATCAAAAGCTTAAAAGGTTAATTGCTTAAACCCATCTCTCATGAATATTCAAGAACGAGTGGCGGCCCTGTTTAACAAGTACTCGGCTATGCTGGCTGAAGAGGCTCCCGTCTCTTTGGCTACGGCTGTACTTCAGGGTGGCCAAGAAATCCAAACCGCCGCTGAAGAGTGGGCGGTAGGTGTAGACGTTTTCGTCGTCAATGACGAAGGCGAGCAAATCCCTCTCCCCGACGGCGAGTACACGCTCGAGGACGGCATCGAGTTTACCGTCGTAGACGGGAAGGTGAACACGTGGGAGATGCCTGAAGAAGCTCCGGCAGCACCCGCAGAAGAAGCCAAGAAGGACGAGGAGAAGATGAGCGAAGACGTTCTGACTCGCGAGGAAGTGGCTCAGATGATTCAGGACGCTGTACAGGCTGCCTCTACGACCCTTTCGAAGCAGTTCAAGAAAGAACTCGGAAAGAAAGAAGCCGAAATCCAGAAGCTCGCGAAGGCAGCTACCCCTTCCCTCCCGAAGGCTCCGGCCCGCCGCGAACGTCAAGCCTTGAACCTCACGAACCTCTCCACGGATCAGCGCGTCGCCGCTATCCAGTCACACTTTATGAATCTCTAATTTCTCTGAAATGTCTCAATTTATCAAACTCGCGGACGCTTCGATCACGAGCAACTACGTAGGGAAACAAGCCCTGCCGTACGTCGCGCCCGCTATCCTCGCAGCGGATACGATTGCGAACAATTACGTCACCGTACTGAACAACGTCCGGGGCCGCGCACAGCTGCGGAAGTTCTCCGGTAGCCAAATTCAGGCTGCTACTTGCACGTTTACGACGGGTACGGCTTTGGCTTTGTCTGATGTGGCTCTGTCTTTGACGGACCTCCAGATTAACGACCAAATCTGCAACAAAGACCTCCACATGGCGTGGGAGTCAGAGCAAATGGTGGGCGCTGCTGCTACGGCTCCGGCGGATATGAAAGCTGCCGCTGGGCAGTACGTCGCAAAGCGTGCCGCTGAATCTATCGAGTTCAATATCTGGCAGGGTAACTACAACATCGACGCCGGTACGGCGACGGGTGCTACCTACACCGCGTTCAACGGTCTGCTCCGTCAGATGGTTTTGGCTTCGCCGACCTACGAAGCAAACTTGACGGCTTCCCTGAGTTCGGCAAATATCCTTTCGAAATTGTCGGCCCTGACCACGACGCAATGCCCGCCGGTTTTGCGCGGTAATTACGACGCGGTTATCTACATGAGCCGCGCTACGAAGGCCCTGTATTACAGCGCTCTCGCAGGTACGGCACAGTTGGCTTACCTCGCAGAAGGTTTGGCCGACAAGTACGCAGGACACCGCGTGGTGGTTCCTGCTGGTTTCCCAGATGACACCCTTTTGATTTCGAAGGTTGAGAACCTGTACGTAGGTACTAACCTCCTGACCGACCTCACCGAGGCTGCGGTTCTCGACCTCATCGACGTAACCGGAGACGACGTTACCCGCGTCATCATGAAGTTCGCGTTCGGTACGCAGGTTGTGGATCACGATTCATACGGCTTGCTCCGCCGGACCACGTAATAGAAACCCGGATTAAGGGGAGGGGCTTCGGCCCCTCTCTTTTGTCCTTAAATTGAAACTCATGGCTTGTTCTATCACAATTTCGGGACGGGGTTTCCCCTGTAAGGACGCCATCGGTGGCGTTCGCAAATTCTGGACGGCTCCGTTCGACGAGGACGGTTCGAAGTGGGCCGCTTCACCTACCTCTGGAGCTTTGTCGGGAGCTGCAGAGGCGATTACTTTCTACGGCTTCGAGCTTTCGCGTAACAACGCCTCATTTACTCAAACTATCAACGCCAGCGTAGAGAACGGTTCGGTATTCTACGAGCAAGTGCTCGAGGTTACGATTCCGAAGATGGAAGCCGCAGTGAGCGCGGAGCTTGCAGACTTGATGAAGGTTCGTCTGTTTATCATCGTCGAAACGATGAACGGCGAGAAGCTTTTGATGGGATACAAGAACGGCGCGGAAGGAACCGGCGGAACAATCGTGACGGGTGCCGCTATGGGAGACCTCCACGGCTACACGCTTACCTTCACCTCACGCGAGAAAGTTCCCGCTCCGGTCATTACGGCTACGACGAACCTCACGTACACGCAGGAGACTTAAGGGTGGTTGTTTTGGTTAGAACGGGCCTCGCGTACTGCGGGGCCTTTTCTTTGCAGTATGATTTACGCAGGTATGGCGATGCTCCCGGATAGGTTCCCGGAATCGCTCCTCTCGGTCCAGAGCATCCTCCCGCAGGTGGACCGCCTCTTCCTTTGTTTGAACGGCTTCGACTCTATCCCCGAAGAGCTGGTACACGAGAAGGTTGAGGTATGGCACTACGGAAAGAACCTCGGGGATCGTGGGAAGTTCTTTTGGCCGTTCGGAAACTACCGGGCTTTCCTGACGCTGGACGACGACCTCATCTATCCCTCTACCTACGTCGCGGATTTCGTGGCTACCTCCGAGCTGTTTCGGGACGTAATTCTAACCCATCACGGGAAGATTGTACCCGACCGTGTACGCGACTACTGGACCGACTGCAAGAACGTGGTTCACTGCCTACGCAGGAACGACGAAAACGTACGCGTAGATATCCCGGGCACCGGTGTAGCTTACTACCCTCAAGATATCTACAAGCAATTCCAGCCAAACCACGACTGGAACCGGGCCGACCTCTACGTTTACGGGCAGATGAAACGCCTCGACGTTCGTGCCTATGCACTCCGGCATCCAGCGGACTACTTTGGCTATATCGCGCCGCCGAAAGGGACCACGATTTGGGAGCAAACGCAAGCCGCGGATATGACTGCTATATTCCACACCTACGAATGAAAATAGCACTACACATACCCGTATGGAAGCGGCTCGAGCTCACGCGAGCCTGTTACGAAGGAATCAAAAGGATTCAGAAGGAGTTCGCCGAAGGTGGCGCGGAGCTGGTTCCGTATATCGCCGTTTCTGAGGACGAACACGAGGGTCTCGCTCAGGAATACGGGTGGCATTACAAGTGGTTCGAGAACGAGCGTCTGGGGACAAAGAACAACGAGCTTCTCGACTGGATGCGAGGGGCCGACTGGGACTTTCTCCTTCAGCTCGGTTCCGACGACTTCATCCTTCCCGGAGGCGGGACGCATATCCTCGAGCTCATGGCAGAGCACGAGTTCGCAGGATCGAGAAACATCTACATGTTCCGCGCGGACACGCGAGAAGGGACCCTGTTTCGGGGTTACGCTTCGGGGGCCGGACGCTTTATGAGCCGTAGGATAGTGGACAAGGTGCCTGTGATGTGGACGGACCGGAACGTAGGCCTCGACGGGTGCTCACGGATGCACGTGTGGGAGAAGACGAAGGTCGAGCCTTTCTGGAGCCAGACCCCAACAGTCGCAGATGTAAAGAGTTCGGTCAATGTTAGCGCGTTTGCGCGTTATAAGTACAGCCCCGAGAACTACGACCTTGACGAGATAGTTCCCGAAGCACACCTAATTCCTCGAGATGTTGTACTTAAACTCGAATAGCGGTACCCAAAGTATCTACTTGACGCTTCAGGACGCGGCGAGGGATTACACGTACACGCACTACCTGTTTAAGCTGGTGCACAGGATGAGCCAAGAGGACTTCTATTTCGTGGGGTACGTGATTACCGACAATCCACGGTACACGAAAATCGACGTAGCTACGAACGCGACCACGACGAACAACGTCCTCCTGACTGAATCGGGCGACTACGACTACTTCGTGTACGTCCAGAACTCCAGCACGAACAAAGACCCTCTAAACGCCGCGGTGGTGGCTCTGGTAGAACAAGGTACTTTGCGGGTTCCCGGCGCGGGCATTGTGACCCTGCCCACTATCTCCCTTGACGATAACGTGATATTCTATGGCAACGAGTAAAAGAATAACAGCCCCTCGAAATCCGGGACGGGTAGAGTCCGTGAACCTCGCGAGCTACGTACCCAAATCCTACCGAGAGGGTACGCAAGGGGACTGGGTGAACTATGGGGACGACAACCTCTACCCGCAGTATCTGGTAGACCTCTACCACGCGAGCCCGACCCACAACGCGCTGTGCACGACTATCGCAATGATGATCTTCGGCGAAGGCTTCGAGCCTGCCGACCTCAACGCAAAGCTCCTCGCGGCACAGTGGGACCTCGATTCCGAACTCCGGAAGTGCGCTATCGATCTGAAAATACAGAACGGTTTCGCTCTGGAGGTGAACTGGAGCCTCGACCGGAGCACAATTGCGAATATCTCTCACCTGCCGTTTGAGAACGTACGCTCGGGATTCTGCGACGAGAACGAGGTGGTCGACTGGTACTACTACTCGAGGGACTGGATGGACAAGCGGCAGGAGCCGACTCCTATCGCGCGTTTCAATCCAGACACCAAGAACGAGTACCCGATGCAGATTCTGTACATGAAGCCGTTTTCGGTAGGTTCCTACTACTACCCGAAGCCGGACTATATCGGAGCTATCAACTACATCGAGCTCGAGAAGGAGATTTCGGTCTTCCACATCAACAATATCAAGAACGGCCTCTCTCCCTCGTTTGCTATCCACTTCCGGCTGGATGCGTAACCGTCCCGAGAGAGGTATCCGAGGTCCAGAAGCTTCTTGATTGTCTTTCGGATTTGCACCTCCGAGGTGTCGCACCGTTGCGCGAGGAATTCATTCGAGGCGAAACAATCCTTGCCTGTATCGGCGTAGGATTGAATTACCGCAAGGAAGATGCGTTCGTGGAGGGAGAGAGGGAGCGCCCAGATGCGTTCCGGAATCCAGAGACCGTGGTTCATTCGATTTGTTGCTCGGTACGGGTTACGAGTTCTGCGATCTCGCCGTAAGAGAGTCCCGAATATCGATGAAATTCCCGAATGTGCTTCAGGAACGGAGCCGGGTTCTTGCGTCCCCAGTTGTGGATACACGCTTCTGTGACTCCGAAGTAGGCCGCGGCTCTGGTCAAGGTCCCGAAATGAAATCTCAGAACGGTTTGGAGTTCGGTAGGCTTTCGCATTGTTGGATGAATTGTTCCGCTTCTTCGCGGGTTAGGTTTCCGAGACGCATCAACCCAGACAGGTTTGCGAACGGACTGGTCCTCCAGTACACCCGCAAATCCGTCTGAGTTGTTTTGTCCTGTGCAAGGGGTCGGGCCATTAACGGGATGCGATTTTGTCGCGAAGCTCGAGAAGCCCGATAGCCGTCGATTCGATATCCTCCGGTGTTCTCGATCCGAGAGCGATGGCTTGACCTACGGACCAGCTTGCGTCGATGCGGCGCTGTGTGTCCGGAGAAGCCCCGAAGCTCTTTTGCTCCGGTCGCTGGAGCTTCCATTTCGTGAGGCCGCGCGGGTTCGGTTTCGCGTCCACGATTTCTACCTCATCCCCGACCTTCCACGCGTCGGGCTTCTTTGCGTTTACCTCTCCGGCGCGGTTGTCCTCGAGGGTTACTTCCATCCGATACATGAGCCCGTATTGGGACTCCCATGTACCGCTCTGCTGAATCTCTGCAATCTTCATTGCTGTAGGGTTTTAGGGTGTGTTTCGATGAACTTGTTAAGGTGGTCGATAGCTACGTCCACGTTGTGGATGTGCCATTCGATACCGTAGGGCTCCCCTTCTGCGAGGAGCTTGAGGAAGAACGAGTACAGCTCGTTCACGTCCTGCTTGAATTCTGGTCGGTTCATTTTGTTGTCGGTTGATTATCCGTTGATGTAGTTCGCGCCGTGTTGCTTTGCCTCCTTCAAGGTGCGGAAATACAACTTGTTAGAGTAAACGTATGGCCCAAAAACTTCGCAAGTTGCGTCGTGCCTCATGCGGCAAGACCAGCCGTATGAACCTTTGTGGATGCAGGCATAACGTCCGTTTGCTTGGATGCGGTAAAACCCGTTGCTTACTTCGAAATCTTTGGGGGTCACTTGCTGATTCATCGTCGTTTTGTTTCGTTGTTCGTTCGCCAAAGATAAACAATCTTTTTCCTTTCCTCCAAATTAATCCGGAATTATTTTTCTGCATAGGGCAAAAAAAGAGGGCCACCCCACGTTTGGAGCGGCCCCCATCAAACAACAATGATGAACCGGAATAGTTCGGCGCGAATCTACTCCCCAAAGAAGGATAGCGACAAAGGGAGCACAGAAATAGCGCACAAAGCTACCAGCGGCCACGTAGCCCCCGACTCTATAATCTCATAGCAGGCTGTAGACGCAATTAAACCGCCCACCGTTCGCTTCGCGGACCATCGCCGAAGGTCTCCCTTGGTCTTGAACGCTTCGGTTAAATCTAGGCCCCTTAAAATCGATAGTATCGGGTTCACTTGTTCCGACCCAAGAATACCGCGTTCAGGATCCGCTTCGCGATATCCAAGATTGCGTCGTCCTTCTTGGTCTCCGTCAGCGCCGTAAACGTTCCCAAAAAGCCTATCAGAGCCAGCAGCAGCTCGGCCCAGTTTTCTGCGAAGAAATCCCACATTTTTGCGTGTTTAGTGATTAAGTAGCCTCTCTAATAACGACCTCTATCTTCCTATTGTAGCCGTCGTCGTCCATTCTTCGTGCAGGCTTCATATCGACCCACCACCCTCCGAGGCGCGGCTTCTGGAATCCCTTCTCTACCTCCCACCCAGCGAACCGGTCCAGCTGCTTGTAGCTTCCGAGTTTCATGTGGTGCACGACCCCGTCCCGGATGCGGCCGTACTTGTTAATCCTTTCGACGGTAATCGGGACGTGCCACTTCTGGTGGGTGTGCCCGCTGACTATCATATCTGCGTCGGGCCATTCCTTCTGGTCAATATCCACCGCAAGGACTCCCTTCGACCTGGGCGCGTTCCCTCCGTAGCCGTGGTGAAAGTGCAGCTTGTAGGTGTAGTCCGCTCCGCGCTTCCTTCCGGTAGTTTCCGTAAACCGGAAGAAGATCCACCCGGCGTAGCTTCCTACGTGGCCCGCTCCTAGCAGAGCCGAGAGACGGTCCAGAGGCGAGGTGCTCAACCTCTTCTCAATATTCGTCTCGTGGTTCCCGCGCCCGAAGAACTTCATCTGATTCTTGTACTTCTTCAGGTACTCGGCCGAGTCCTCTATCACGTCGTCGAGGTAGGTGATGGACTTGTACTCTGGACGTAGCCCGGAGTAGCTTCTGCGAGGGTCGTACATCCCCTGCATGAGGTCGAACCAGTCTCCAAAAACAAGAACGCTCGCATTTGTAGCGAGCGCTGTGTCGAGGTGTTTTGTAAGTAGGTCCCGGTCGCAGTGGGTCGAGTCGAAGTGAACGTCCGAAATCAAAAGAAACCGGCCTACCTCTCCGGGAAGCAGGCTAGGTTCTATCATGTAGACGGTGGGGTAAAGCTGCTTCATGGAGGGGTGTTAGGATTGAGCTTCATATCTGCGAACTTCTCTCCGACCTTGAACGAAGGGCACGCTTTGAGATCGGTGAAATCGTTGTGACCGAAAACCTCCAGAGCGCCGTATTGAGCCCGTAAAGTAGAAACGAGCTTCCTCCACGCAGCAGATGTACCTCTACCTCTGCCAGAACTCGAGCCTCTTCCCCGAGTATAGCACGAACATCTATAACCGTATTTGCGCTCAGCCGTTCCGCTACTACCAGAGCGGGCTATCTATCTCGGGCTCGTGGGACCGTCCTACGATTACTCCGGAGTACGCGTACGCCATTAACCGATGAAGCAGGACCGAAAGACGAATATCGAACGGCTCAAAAAGTGGATAGATGGCAACGCTGGAAGACGTAGTGGACGCACTCGCGCGGATAGAGACGAAGCTCGACTTCCACAAAGAGAGCCTAGACAAGCACGAGGGCAAAATCCGTGACCTCGAGGTGAAGTGGTGGGGGAGTTTGGGCGGCGTGTTCGTGGTGGCGGTTACTTGGTTTAAATCTCTTTTCAATGCGTAACCTTGATTTCATCGTTCTTCATTGCTCTGCTACTCCGGTATCTATGGATATCGGGGCTAAAGAGATTAAAGGGTGGCACAAAGGGAAAGGGTGGAAGGATATAGGCTACCACTTTGTGATCCGTTTAAACGGAAAGGTGGAGCTCGGCCGGCCGCTGTACAAGGTGGGGTCTCATGTAATCGGCTGGAATACCGACTCCGTGGGAGTTTGCTACGTGGGCGGGGTAGAGGACAAGAAGCCGAAGGACACGATGAACGCGGCACAGGAAGCAGCGTGGAGAAAGCTCGTTTCTACTTTACGGGCTCAATACGGCGCTCTCGAGGTTTTCGGTCACAACGATTTCACCGATCTCAAAGCGTGCCCGTCCTTCAAAGTCGGAGAGAAGTTCGCAGATATGAAGCTCAATCCTAACACCCCTCCATGAAGCAGCTCTACCCCACCGTCTACATGATAGAACCTAGCCTGCTTCCCGGAGAGGTAGGCCGGTTTCTTTTGATTTCGGACGTTCACTTCGACTCGACCCACTGCGACCGGGACCTACTTACAAAACACCTTGATACAGCGCTCGCC